TTTCTGGAATACCATCATTTATTTTTATCATAGTCCTGCCTTTTCTAACACCTGTTCAACAAACTGAACTTCTTTTTGTGCCATTTGGAACTTGGCTGTCCAGTAATCAGGTTCAATGTAGTCATGGACAAGACCAACTTGTTCGTTGTTTAATCGTTCTAATAGTTTAACACCACTTTCACAGTTATACAATACCCACGGTGAAAGTTTTCCTGATCTAATAAAATGTACTGCTCTGTTTGGAGATAACTTTTCTAGACAATCGTTAAATTCACAATTGTTGTCTATTCCCCATCTTTTCATAATTATAATTGCACGTTCTACTGCCTTTTGAGCAGGTTCTTTTTTTAAATATTCTTTGATATATTTTTCATAAACTGAATCTAAATGCCAACGATCAATTTTTACCATATTTTTCAATAGATAATCAATGTAATTGCTAGGATCATCTACATGAACATCATACAAATATCTGCCAAACTTTGTGAATGCTGTGTAGTATTTGCTTTTGGCAAAATCATCATAGGTTCTATCACGTTGTGTTTGTGGCATTGTTGATTTATAAAAATATTGATATGCCCTGAATGCCAACTGAACAAAACGTTCATCTTTTTGTTGATAACGTCTTTTTGGTTCACACAAATGTACTGCTAGTGTAGATTCTTTTGTAAATTTTGATTTACAGTATTTGCATTCAAACATTATTTGCCTAGTTCTTTTATTTCTTTATCTGTCCAACCTTGCTGTCGTGCTAGTTTTTTAAATCCATCTAAATCGTTGATTACTTTAAGTGCTTCTATTTCATCTTGTTTAGCATATGGAAAACATTCTGCTAGTAGTTTGTCTATGCCAGTTTTTTTGCCTTTGCCTTTAGGTGCTTTTACCCAAGGATGGAACATTTTCTTTTTAATACCTGCTAGTGATAACAGTTTCCAAAACAATTCTGAATCACCTTCATGCTTTTGTGTTATACCAAAATGTTTGTTAGCAAAATCATTTACAGATAATATGTAGTGTTCTTTAAATGCTTTTTGTCCTTGAACATTGCTGGTAAACCTCATTGCTGTGTAAGGTGAAAATGTTTTCTTTTCTTCTTCATCTAAAGTGCTGTACCATTTTGAATTTGACATGTCAATGTTATACAACATTTGATTTAGATTTATTTTTTTAGTAGTGGTTGCCACTATACAATTTCCTCAACTATACCAAGTACTTCTGCTAGTATTAGTAGTATACCACACATGGTTAAATCACCTAGTACTAGCCAAACACCAGCACCCATTCTTAATCCGCTTTTAAACATTGACACCCAAAAATGGCCACGTCCTGGATCTTTTGTTGCTATTTTCATATTAAATCTCCTACCTGCATTACATCAGGAATTTGGTTTAGTTCTTTTGCAAAGTAAACACAATTAGGCTTATCACCTGTTGTTAATGGCATAGTTAATATGTGTCCGTTTTTTAACTTTGGAAAAAACCATTTTACTTCTTGAAACACATTTATTATTTTAACTTCTTTAAAGTCATGTGTATAGCCTGAAAATGGATTATACACAAATGTTTCAAAACCTCTATCATTTAAACTGGTTAACGGAACCATTTCACATTGCCCCATTTCTTTTTCACCAATCATTATACTCCAGTCCATGGGCATTTCTAGTGTTTGCCCGCCAATATCAAGTATCACTGCTGGTGCATTAAATGACTCTAAAAATATAAGTGGAATATAAAAATAATCTAGTGCTTTTGGATTTGTACAATCTAATACACAGTATTGCAAATCATCTACTTCATTTGGCACTGCATTTAAATTATAGGTATTATTGTCAACTGTTAGTATGTTCATTCTATGTTCACTTTCTCTACTGTATAAGGATAATTTGCTTCTTTGTAAAATTTCTTTCTTGTGGTTAAATGGCGTTTAGAAAATTTACAAGCACTTGTAATATCCCATATTTCTACATGATCTTTGTCTTCTGCTTTTCTAATACCTCTACCAATTGATTGTATAACTCTTACAAAACTTTTACCTGGCTCAATCAATACCAAGTTAAATATTCTTGGCAAGTTAATACCCACTGCCGCCACACCATATGTGGCAATGATTACTTTGTGTTGCTCTGTTGCAACTTCATCATATTCTTCTTCTCTGTCTTCTAGTTTGGTTCTACCTTGAATAAACACTGAATCAACAATTATATTTTCAAGTGCTTCTCCTGTTTTAATTCTATCAACTAGAATAAGTGTGTTTCCTTCTGCTCTCATTGTGTCAACTAGATCAGCAATGAAATTTAATCTTGTTTCGTTGGTAACTAAAAATGTTTGTTCACTTGCATAGTTTGAAAAAGCATTTGTTTCTTGTGTTTGTACTACATTTACATGACAATTTGCAAGTACACCTTTGTTTTGTAATTCACTTGCTGATAATCTATTAATAACTTCACCTAAACTTGCTTGTAGTGATGCTTGTTCGTAATCTTCTTTTGGAATAGTACCTGTTAGTCCCCAGCGAATAGGAACACTAGCAAACGGACCTGTTAACAGTGTTTTAAGTACATCTGCTTTGGCTTGATGCACTTCATCTACCATAACACACACTACACCTTCTAAAAAATCACCTATGTTAACATCTGCTTCAAACTTTTTAGTTTTTTTCAGCATGTTGTTCAAACTTTGCCAAGTACAAACTGTGTGCTGTTTGTCATATTCTTTTCTTTCACCATAATACACTCCAACATCTAATCCAAGTGTTTTGTAATCTGCTTCTGTTTGTGTTACCAATGATTTATTTGGTACAATCACAATTGATCTTCCATATGGTTCAACTAGTTGTGAAAGAGTTGCTGTAATAATTGTTTTACCAGCACCAGTGGCTATTTCTTGTAGGCACTGGGGATTTTCTAAAAACTTGTTTATAGTTTGTACTTGATAATCCCTTAAAACAATTGGTTGACCTGCTTGTGGATGTTTAGGCCCCCATGTTTTTTCAAAGTGTAGACTTTCATCTATTTGTGGAAAATTAAACTCATGCTGTTGCCTGTGATCTTCTATTTCAATTTCATAATCTTGATCTTCAATTATAGGCAATATTCTATCCAATAAATTTAAATATGTCCTTCCTCCTATGTCACAGAAACGAATGTTACCATCCCATCTACCCAATTTATAAGCAGGAAGATGAAATGCATATGGTAAAAAGAACTTTAGTTTATCTGAAATTTTACGTCTTGTGATAACATCAAGTCCTTCAAACTTCACATTAACTTCATCTCTAATAATTAGTTTTGCTATTTTAGACATACTAGTATAATAACTTATTTCAATACAAAATGCAAGAGGTTACTTATTTTTGTAAATAATTTGGCCATTAATATCAACTGGTAGTTTTTGATAATATCCATCTTTGTGAATTTCAACAATGATTTTACGCAACTGGTTGGTGTACTTTTCTCCTAGTTCACTCCAAGCAACTAAAAAACGAGCCAGTGTAGTAGCATTAGTATATCCATACATGCGTAATTCCCAAATTCTTGCATATCTAAATTCTTCGTATGCAGGATGATTGTTTAATATTTGTATGTAATCTTTTATACAATCACACATGTCTGTGTACTTTCTTACACCCCATGGAGCATTTGGTCTTTTCTTTGCTTTTAAATGCGGAACATTTTCTAAATCCCAAGTTCTAATTCCAAAGTAGTTGTTGCCTTCTTTGGCAAAACGAGATGTTCCCCAAGCACTTTCATAAGCGGCCATGGCCACAATTAAATCAAATGGTACCTGAAGGTCTAAAGGATATGTTTTGTAATTAGAATATAATTCTTCTACACAATTAAAAATTTTAAATACAAATTTTTCTTTATTTGAAAGTGTCTCTGCTGGTGATTTTGTAAAGATTACAAATAAAGATACTACTGTTAAAAATACACTAATACGTAACTTGTTCATGATTAAGTATAACATATTTACCTGTTTTGTCAAGGCATATTTGACTAAATAATAGTATGAAAATCAACGATCTTATAAGCGAATGGAAGGGCAAAGTGCCAACTTCTGTGTGCAAAAGTGATAGAAAACTTGGTGCATCTGATGAGGCCAGTTGTAAATCACAAGGTCTACGTTCTAGAGATAGTGGTAAAAAATACGATGGTAAAACTCTAAGAGGACGTAAAGTACGTGGCCAGAAATATGGTGGGCCTCTTAAAGATTATTCTTAGATTTATTTTTTAACTTATACAATTCTTCATTAAGTTCTTTTACTCTTTTATACAAAGAATATTTTTCTTTAACTTCATCTGCTACAGTTTTTTTTAATTGATTAATTTGATCATCTTTTGCTAATAATGATCTACGCATCTGCTCCATAGGATCAAGTTCATGATTTTTAAATGCATATTGCTTTGTTTTATCTCGTGTTTTTGCTGTATAGTTCTGCGTCATCTAATCCTGCTACCCTTAATTTAACAATGTTGTTGATTTGAAATTGTTTAGCATCAATGGCTTTTAACAAGCCTAAATATTTGTTACGCACAAGAGCAAATTCATTTATAAGTTGGCTCATAGTAACAACCTCGTCTTCACCATCAATATATTTTTCAGCATCTCTTGATGTTAAAGCTCTTTGGTATGCTTCTAAAAACTTTTTATAATGTTTTGCTCTCGTTCTACGTAATTCTATATTAAGATGCTCTAGTATGGCTTCAATTTCTTGTAATTGATTAAATCTATGCTCAACTACACCAGGTATTTGCGAAGCATTACGTTCAATATTACCTACTAGTCCTGCTTCTACTCTGGCTTCTTCTAGTTCTTTTAGATAATGATCAATGCAATCAGGCAATCTGCCTAGATCTTTTGAAACTAGTCCATACCAATTAATCATTAATAATCATCCTCATTATCATAAGAATCATCATCCTCATCTTCTTCTATTTCTCCAAACACTTCTTTGTATGCTTGATGTAAATGTGTTGAGTGAGAAAAAACTTCTTGCCACTCTGGCTCTTCTGCTCCGTACTCATCAATCAAATTTACATAGGCAATGGCCGCATCAAGTCTGTCTTTAGAAGGAATATAGTTTTTGAGTTTACTCCATGCTTCAATTAACACTTGGATATCGTCTGTCATTGTTGCCTTTCTATGCTTCTGCTTCTGCTTCAGCAGTCTCCTTTGTTTCAGCAACTTCATTAGTACCTGTAGTACCCCACTCAGCCATGATTAGATCAAGATTTTCACCTGTCCAATCTTTTCTGTAGTGTTTGTGTTCTTTGCCAAAACGGTCTACATATTTAAGCCTGTTACCATCTTTGACCAATAGTCCTTTTTTCTCACAAAGATCAACTAACCCACTATAAGGATCCATTCCTGCTTCATAAGGAATTTTAACCTGTACACTTTCAAACGGTTTGTTAAATCTTGTTTTCATTACTTTTACTGCTGATCTAATACCAGTAACATCAGATATTTTGTTTCCACTCTCGTCTTCTTTGAGTTTTAGTTTTTTCATAGCAACCACAACTGAACTTGCATACACAAATCCTTGTCCGCCACTAATTTTATCATCTGGGTCAAACATATCTTGTGATGCATACGTGTGGTTAGTTGCTACCAACCCAATGTTTAGTTCTGCAAACATATTCACACAATTTCTAATAAGTGCTGTAAGTGCCTTAGGTTTTCTACCCATGTCACCTTTTAAATCACCCTTGTCAAATTGGTCTTTGTCTGTTTGTGTTAACAACATACCTAAACTATCTATTACAAACATTACTTTTGGTCTTTCACTTTGTTCTAAAGAACCATAGTCTGCTCTGTAATTTGTTACAAACTCAGAAATAGTTTTTGCTACATCATCAATCATTGCAACATTAATACGCATTAATTTATCTGGTGATGTATCTACATTAAGTGCTTGTAACCAT